CTGTAGAAGATGTGCAGAAAGCAGCCTGGAATTTCTTGGCCCAAAGAAAAGAAAAAAATATAGACATTCAGCATGATTGGCAGGAATCCGGGTGCTATGTCGTAGAATCCTATATGACAGAAAAAGGCGACCCTAACTTCCCTGAAAATTCTTGGGTTATGGCAGTTAAATGCACGGATGATGTTTTTGAAAAAGTAATCAATGGGGATCTTAATGGATTTTCTTTTGGCGGTTATTCCCAAAAATTTGTGCAAAGGGTAATGCTCGAAGTTGCCAAACAGATTATAGGGGAAACAAACGAAAATCTGAATAAAGATGTCATTCCATCCCATAAACACACATATATCATTTGGTATGATAATGACGGAAAGATTGTAAAAGGGCATACAGATACCGTTCAAGATCACAGCCACACCATTTCTTATGGAACAAGCACAGACAAGGCACTCGGCCACAGTCACGCTGTTGATATTTCAACCGAGGATTAATAAATATGGCTAAAGTAAAAAGCATTATAACAGAAGCGGACGTAAGTTTCATGACCAATACAGAAGTAGAATTTGTGTCTCTGGTAGGTCATGCTGCCAACAGAAGCCCGTTTAAAATTATTAAAGGCGAAGTTAAAGGAGAAAATACTATGCCGAAAACAATCTATAGCATTCTTGTGAGTAAGGATGTTACAGAGGAAAAACTTCAGGAGATTGTGTCTGAACACAATTTTTCGGTTGATGAAAAGATTGAGGATGCCCTTGAAGGCTTTGATGTCTATTCTCAGATTGAAGATGATGAAGTTGACCTCGAAACAAGAAAAATGTCGGCCTTGGCTGATGGAGTTTATGCTGTTGTGGCAGACCTAAAAGAAGAGTCCGAAAAAGAAGGTCTCGAGAAAGAAGAATTTGAATACGAAACGTTGGATAAGGTGGCCGATTCCCTTTTTGCTATGATGGACATTGTACTTGGTACAATACGCCAGCCGGAAGCAGAAGGCACAAGCCGTAAAGACATGATCATGACTGCCATAAATAATTTTACCAGTTATGTCGGCGCTGTTCTGGCAAACGTTAAAGCAGAGGATGTGATCGATAACATTGAAATCAAGAGTGAAATTATCAAAGAATTTATGCCGGAACCTGTAGAAGCAGTTCTTGATACTACCACAGACGATGCTCTGAAAGAGGAATTGATCGCCAAGTTCACAGAAATGTTGCATGAACAAGTTAGCCTTGTTAAATCAGAACTTGATGAAACCAAGACCGCCCTTAACGATTCTTTGAACGAACAGTTTGAAATGTATCAGAAAAAAGAAATTGCCGAAAAAGAATTGGAGACTATTAAAGCAGAAATCGAAATCATAAAGAACACCCCCAAATCAAGAGGGAGTGAACTTGATGAGAATGTGACTAAGAAAATTAAAACTGAAACTAAAAAGAAAAATCAATCTTTTGTAACTTTTGTTTAGGAGACAATTAAAATGACCGACTCTCGAAGAATTATCGAAAAAGCAGATCTTGCTGTAGGCCAGATGGTTACTGATGGTGGCTATCTTAACCCAGAGCAGAGTGATTCCTTTTATCGTAAACTGATTGACGAGCCTACCCTTATTAGCAGGGTTCGTACTGTACAGATGAATAGCCCCAAAATGAATATCGATACCATTGGTTTTGGATCTCGTATTCTTAGGGCCGCTCCTTCTTCAGGAACTGCACTTGCTTCAGATCAGCGTGTACGCCCAGCTTTCGGGCAGATTCAGCTTGATTCTGAGGAAGTAATTGCTGAAGTACATATTCCTTACGATGCCCTTGAGGATTCTATCGAAAGGGGTAATCTGGAATCCACCATTATGAATATGCTTACTGGTCGGGTTAGTCTTGACCTTGAAGAGCTGCTGATTAATGGCGACACCACTTCTGCTGACCCGTATCTTGCTCTCTTTGACGGTGCTTTGGCTCTTGCTGGACATACTGTTGACGGTTCTGGGCTGACTGCTATTAATAAGGAGGCATTTAAATCTGCCCTTCAGGAAATGCCTACTCAGTATCTGAGAAATCTTGCTGCTATGAACTTTATGATGTCTTGGCATAATACCATTGAATACCGAGATACTCTGGCCGGAAGAACTTCCGGTGCTGGCGACGATTTCTATCTGAACCGTCCTACTGTATCCGCATTTGGAGTTCCTGTTGTTCCTGCCGCTCTTATGCCTAACACGGAAATGCTTCTTTCTTATCCCCAGAATTTTGTTTTTGGTATCCAGAGGGACATCATGATCGAGACCGACAAGGATATTAGAGCCAGAAATCTTATTGTGGTTCTCACCATGAGAATCGCAATTGAAGCTGAAGAGCGCGATGCTATCGTTAAAGTGGACAGCATTACCAACGTCTAGCAAAATATTAGCCCCTTGAAATAAAGGGGCATTTTATAAGGAGAAATAAAGAATGAAGAATTATATGGATCAATTTAGAATGACTGTAGTTGCTGGAACCGATGACTACACATCATCTAAAACCTTGACTGCTGCTACCGATCTTAAAATGATTAAGGGCAAACTTTACGATACTTCGAGTTCCGCAGATGCTTTCGCATCACTTGCTGCCGGGGATGTTGTTAAAATGTCTGGTTGGGATGATGATGCCATGAACGGTATCTTTAAGATTGTAGATGTCGAAAGTTCTGGTGAATGGGTATCATTTGACACCCCACTTGATGATGTTCTGGAAGCAGATATTCCTTCTGCCGGAATCACCATGGAAAATACGCCCGTTTCTATGACGGTTACCGGCGTTTCGGTGGGCGGAGCGAAAGTTCTCTATGCTCTTAATATGACTGATCCGGCTGTTGCTGGTCCTGAGTATTTTAAAGTTACTGCGGATAATACCGTATCCTGTTTTGCCGATCTTAGCCAGGATACCGCCACAGACGGGATTCTTGTTTTCTGGGCCGATCTGTCTGAAGGTTAATTTTTATAATACGGGGGCCTAAAAACCCCCTTTATAGGAAACTAAATGGATTTAATTACTATCCCAGCATATCATACTTCAAATAGTTACGGGACATTGGTTCAAGCGGATTCCTATTTCACTTCATACAATAGGCTGGGGAGTTCTGTTACATGGTACGAGTTGTCTGAAAATCAGAAAAAATATGCCTTAATGGTAGCGGCTCGTGTATTAAATACTTTTAAACTCCGTGGCAGACCTGTAACAAAACAACAAAACTTGGCATTCCCTCGTTTTACAACTGATCAAATTGCTAATGAAGGCAAAGATTCTTTAAATACCTTTTATGATATCGACTACACCAAAATAGTAGATGCGGCAGATCTAACAGTAACTGGAAATAAATTTATTGATGAAAGTACATCTGCTGATATTTTTTATAGCAATCTAACTGATGGTGATTTACAACTCGATCAGTTGCTTAAAGTTGTAAGAAGTGGCGCAGAATACGTAACTGTTACAGACATAGATAGTGACGGGGCTTGGATTGAAGTTAAAGAAGATATCGAATCGGAATCTGATTCTACAACAACTATTTACGCTTCTGATATTTTTGGATTTCCTAATGAAGTAATGTGGGCTCAATTTGAATTAGCATATCAAGTAGTGGATACTCGCTTATTTCAAGGCACGGTAGGGCAAGATACTGAATACCCGATAGCTTCTTTTTCTATTGCCGGAGCCATGCATGTTAAATATGCAAGTCAGTTATTTAATGCTAATCCTTTTGAAAGTTCGAATCCCATAGACATTGTCCATTATCTTCTCGGCAAGTGGCTTGCAGGGGTCAAAGGAAGAGTAGTATGATAAATTTTGCCAAAATACAAAATAAAGCCAACAAGGTAATGGATCAGATTTTAAATAGCGGAATCAAAACTACACTTACTTATAAAATGTTTGTTTCTAATTCTTATGATGACTCTACAGGAATGAATACTGCCACCTATAATGAATATTCTATTGAAGCTATTAAAATGGATGCTACATTACAGGCGCAAATGGCATCTTCACTGTTAGCCGGGGTTGGTTTCGGTTCTGGCGAAATTCATTATCTTATTAAGTATTTGGATATGCCGAGAACAAACGTGTATAGCCCGGATGTTCTGAAAGATTTTATATCTGATGATGGGGAAGAAAAACAAGTTAAAGTAGCTATGCTTTTAATGAAAACCTTTGTGAGGTTACAAGTGTAAAAAATGAGTGCCACCGATCAAATAAAAAAGTTTGCCCAAAAAATGGAAAGAAAAACCACTAACATATACCAAGGCGCTTGTAAACAAGTTTCTATGGATATAGCCGAAGGGTCTCCCGTTTCTACCGGAACTTTACTCGGTAGTTGGGCACCCTCCAGCGGCACTCCGAGTTCGCATAACTATAAAGGAGGACCGTCTGCTTGGGGGTCTGGAGATAAAGATGAAGGAATTGCCGCTCAAAATAGAATAGCAGCATTAGCGGACGTATCTACAAGAATTAATGCTACAACAGAAACTTTATCCAAACAAGAGTCATATTATTTTACAAATGATGTGAGTTATGTCCAACAAGCAGAGCACGAAGGGTGGCCTAGGACAGGGGCGTATCATATGAGAGAAAACGCCATCCTAAATTGGAATGCAATCGTGGCTAATGAAGTAGGTAAAGCATGAGATATTTTACTGCAATACAACAAACTTTAAATTCAAGGCTTGCCACATTACCCAATAGACCTATATGGCAGCGAGAGAACCTGGATTTAGATCCTGATGAAACTGAAATTTATATTAAATCAGAATTAATCCCGGCGCAAACTGATTACCCCAACATTGGAACAAATGGATTCGAAATCGAACGAGGCACGTTTGCTGTTTATGTAAAAGCAGTCCGTCAAACAGGATGGGGACCATATTCAAATTTAGTAGACGATATACTCGAACATTTCCCGAGAAACTTAGAATTAACATCGAATGCAGATTCAGGGCAAGAAATAACAATAGATATTAGAAGAAGCTATGCTTTAAATGGATTTTTTGATGCAAATGGAAGGTATACGATCCCCATCCATATCAGATATGAAACATATAACTTAATGTAGGAGATATAATAATGGTAGATGTAGCAAGAGGCAGTCGGGTAGGAGTTAGTTACGCAATGGAAGATGCATGGGCATCCTTAGGTACCACATATACCCCGTATGATCTGAGGGTAACAGGTGTTGGCGTAACTCTAAGTAAAGACTCTTTTCAGTCAAACGAACTTAGGTCTGATAGGCAGATTGCCGATCTTAGACACGGTATGCTCACGGCAGGCGGGGATATCCCTGTAGAGCTTTCTTACGAGTCATTTGATGACCTTATTGAAAGCGCAATGTTTGAAGAATGGCAAACAGACGGAACGATTGTAACCGGGACTACCATGAAATCGTTTACCCTTCAGAAACATTTTTCCGACATTGGGCAGTATCATGTATTTCCCGGCTGTGTAGTTAATACATGGTCTGTAAACGTAACTCCAAATGGTATCATTACATCTTCTTTTAATGTAATGGGCGAAACAATGTCCCCTGCAACTACTACTCATTGGAATACTTCTACAAGTACAAAAGCTACAGGGTCCCCTTTCGATTCCTTTACCGGAACTCTGTTGGAAGATGGGGCACCCAATGCTCTGATAACTGGAATTGATTTGTCTCTTTCTAACAATATTACAAATCTTCAAGTTATCGGGCAGAATAAATCGGTTGGTCTTGTTGATGGTCGCTCTAACATAACTGGTACTATGACCGCATACTTTGCAAGTTCAGACCTGCTTGCTAAATTTATCGATGAAGAGGACTCTTCTTTGTCATTTCAGCTTGGAGACGGAACTAACAGCATGACATTTTTTATGCCGAGAATTAAATATTCTGGCGGAGATGTTCCTGTAAATGATGAAGGTCCTATTATTCTTAATATGCCATTTCAGGCATTGTATGATTCTGTTACTGGATATACTCTACAGATCACAAAAGCATAAATAACCCGGCCCCTTGAAATATAGGGGCCAAAATAATAAATAAGACGCAATAATAAGGAGCGCAAAATGATTGATTTAGCAAAACTTGATACCAATAAAGCATCTGAAGAGGGTGTTTGGTGTGACATTGAAAATCCTTCCACCGGAGAAGCTACCGGAATCCGCATCAAAGTTCTTGGTATGGACTCTAAAGAGTACCAAGCCCACACCCGCAAAGTCCAGGATAAAAATCTAAAGAAAGGATTTCGTGGTATGAAAAACCTGAAATCCGAAACCCTTGATAATAACAAGATTGATCTAATCTGTGTATGCACAAAAGAGTGGGAGAACGTGCAGTTTAACGGAGAGGTGTTGCCATGTGATTTGGAAAATAAACGATGGCTTTACAAAACTTACCGATGGATCTTTGATCAGGTAGATGAATTTATTGGGGATCGAGGTAATTTTTTGGGGGAGTTAGAGAGCTAACACAAGAATTCGTCAGGCATATTCTGGATATGGATATGCCTGATGATTCAGGATCTACACGGCGGGATTCTTTAATGCAGATTTTAAATAATGCTCCTGAAGGTTCTGAAATGTACGATTCTGCGTTAGCTCAATTAGAAGACGCCCCTGAAATACCTTTTTATCTTGAACATATTTGGACTTGGTTCTGGCAAATTCATAGAGGAAGAACTTATGGTATGTCGGGGCCGAACCCCCTAACTTGGCCAGATATACAATCTTGGACAACCTTATTACAAACAAATATTAGACCGATAGAAGTAGAAATCTTAAAAGAAATAGACAGTGTGTACTTGGAATACGTAGCTAAGAAACAAAAGAAGAAGGGCCAAAAATAATGGACTTAGCAAAATTAGGAATTGAAGTTGATTATAGAGAAACCAAAGATGTTAATGCTGAATTGGGTAAGATTTCTACGTCTACAGACAAGATAATTAAAAAAGCAAAGCTGGCTTCCGATGCCCTTAGTAAAATAGGGGCTACGGGAACCGGTGGATTAGATAAAAACAAAACCGCCACCGATAAAATAACTAAAAGTTATTTGGATCTGTTGGTAATGTTAGAAAACGTAAAAAAATCTTTTGGCCAATTAGGAAGTACACAAACCGGAACTAAAGAACTACAAAAGAATTTGGCGATTGTAACTACTGAATTAAAAAAATCAAGAGAAGCCGGGGAACTTAACGCAACCACTTATAAAAGATTGGCAACTGAATCAGATAAACTTGCCGTAAAATTAAACGAAAGAGCATCTGCTTTAAAAGCTTTAAATACCGGGGAATACGAAGCACAACGTATTGCGGCCAAAGATCTAAAAACAAAGCAACAACGAATTGAAATCGAAAAACTTCATGTTCAAGCATTAAAAGAAAATGTTGAAATAAATAAAAGATGGGCTGTAGCTGCGCAAAATAATGTTGCTTTAGTAGCCAAAGAAAGTAAAGAAAGAAAGGCTGAATCTGATGCCATAAAACAAGGAATGTTATTACGAGAAAAAGAGCGTAATATTATGGCCTCCGATAACCGACGTGCAAATATTGTAGAAATTTCCAGAGAAACAAAAGCACGAAAAGAATATTTGGCTGTAATGAAGGCCGAAATTATAGCGGGGGAAGCGCAGAGGGCAAAAGAAAAAGCCAGTATTCAAGCATTAAATACATTCAAAGAAAACCAAATCGCATTACAAAAAAAAGTTGCGGCAAGTTATGATTATCACGACAAAGAAGCTCAAAAATATCATGAAAATTTAAAAAAACAACAATCTCTATTAGGGAGGTTGTCAGAAGCATATGCTAATACTACTGCAAGAATAAAACAATTTGCCGCATTTATTGCCGCCGCTTTCGTAGTACAAGGAATTACGCAAGGTTTCCGTGGCGCAATCAATATTATAATTGATTTTGACCAAGCATTAAAAAGCCTTCAAGCAATCGCCGGTGCAACTGCTACAGAAGCATCTGTTATGGGCAATGTAATCAAGCAGATGGCTGCTGATACTAAATTTTCGGCCCAAGAAGTAGCAGAAGGTATGCAGACAATAGGTAAGGCCGGGTTTACAGCAGAGGAAGCCTTGAAGATGATTCAAGGAGTATCTAACCTCGCCACAGGTGCTTTGGAAGATTTTAATACTGTTGCTGGGCTTGTTGTTACTGCAATTCGGGCATTTGGTCTTGAAGTTGTGCAGACAAATGAAATCACTGATATCTTTGCCAACGCTATCACTAAATCAAAACTTTCCACTGACATGCTTGTAACTGCTTTTGGGTATGTCGGTGCAGCAGGATCGCAAGCAGGGTTGACATTAAGTGAAGTGTCTGGTTCTTTGATGGTACTCGCCGATAATGGTATTAGAGCATCTACCATGGGTACTGCTCTGAGAAAAACCCTGCTTAGTATGATAGCTCCTAACGGGGCGTTAAAATCGGCACTATATTCTGTAGGAATGTCTGTTAAGGATATTAACCCTGGAATGGTAGGCTATGAGCAAGCACTAAGAAACATCGCTCCATTAGTTTGGGATTTTGAACGTAATACTGTGGATATGGCAAAAGCTCAAGAGTTTTTTGGTATTAGAGCGTCTCAGGTTGCCGCAATCTTGATCCGGGAAACTGCACAAGGCGGTGGAATTTCAAGGGCGATAGAATCTACTAAAGAACTCGGCGCTGCATTAAAAATGGCAGAAAAACAGCAAGAAGGTCTTGGTGTTAAATTTAAGAACCTGGCTGATACTGTAAAAAATGTCGCTCTTGCTGTTGGGGAAGCAGGGCTTACCAATGTATTACATACTTTAGCCGATGCTTTAAAAGCCGCTGCATCTCTGGCCGAAAAATTTATCCAATCATTCCCTATTGTGCAAATGGCAGGTTATGTTGCTGCCATACTTGCTATTTCAGGCGCAGTTTATGGGTTAATAAAAGCTTTAGGTATAGCCAAAACAGCAATATTTGCATTTAATGCTGGACTACTTACAACTCCGTTGGGATTGTTTATAACAGGGGCAACAGCGGCGGCTGGAATAGCGGCGTATTTTAAAAATAAATTAGAAGATACTTCAGAAGCCTTTAAGAAAAACTCTATTATTATCGATGAAAATGTATCCACATTGGAAGGGTGGGGCAGGGTATTAGATGATGCCGCTAAAAAAGGACTCGATGATTATAATGCGGCCATAGTTAGATTTGTTTCCGAAAATAAAGATATGTCAGATGCAGTAATCCAAAACATAAATGATCAGAAAGTATTTGGAGACCAATCTGCTTCTACTATGGATCAAGTAGCCAGTCTTGCGGGTACATTTGAAAATTTTACAGCTATAGTAAAAAAAGCCAGGGAAAACATTTTATTCGATGAACAAACAAAATCTATAAACGAATTAACGCAAAGTGCAGAAGTTTTTGCTAAAAAATATAAAAGAATTCAAACAGAAATGCAACGTGGCTTGGATATGAAATCTTCTTTTTCGTCTGAAAAAATGCAAACTCAGATTCAGGAAGGAATTGATTCTTTAGCCCAAAATTTACAAGCTCCGGCAGCAAAACTTGAAGAGATAGGTACAGACATTGCAAACCATATATTTAATATATATAAGCTAAAAGAAAACGGGGCCAAGTTTGCTACAGAATATATAGCACAAATGAAAAAAGCTACAGATTTGCCAGATGCATTTTGGGCCGCATTAGAAGCCCAAATGACTGCTAAGTTTACGAACTTAGGCAAGGCAGCGGGAAAAGCGAATTTAGCTGCATTAAAAGAAAGCTTCGCGTCAATCCCTAAAGAAATACAGGATTTGGAAAAAACAATTCCTACTGTAGAGATTTTTGATTACGAAAAACAAAAAAAAGCATTACAAAAAACAATTGAAGAAATGTTTGTTCTCACGCAGGAATCACAACTATTCAAAGACAGTGGTAAATCTGTAGATGAATTAAAAGAAGCTCTTATAAAATTACAGACTGAAAGTCTTGAAAAGCTTATAATTGGATTTGGCGAAGTCAAAGAAGAAGCACTTGATATGTCAAAGGCGTTTGAACGATTAAAGAAAACTGTCGCCGATCAAGAAGAACTTAAAGCATTAGAACTTAAAGTGCGGAAGATAAAAGAACTTGGCTCAGTAAAAAAAGCAGAATTATATATAGAAAATAAATTAGAAGAAGCTCGCATAAATTCTCTAAATCTCG